AATACACTTTATGCGAATTTATGAAGTCGCACTTTGCGTTATTTAATGTAGCACCGGTAGTGTTAATTAATGTTTTAGATACTAATGTTCACAAAATCAATATTATCGATAAAGCAATTACTTTAGTGAATAAAATAGGAAAAATAACAGAACCGGTTATCGTATCAACACTGATAGTTAAGTTGACTTCAGCGGGACAGCCTTTAGTTAGAAATACCGACTATACAGTGGCTTATAGTGACGAGGGTGATTTGATTGTTACAGCATTAACCGGTGGTGCAATTACTGGTGATAATATTGTGGTAAGTTTTGATAAGGTTAATCCTAGTTCCGTAACAAAAGATGATATTATTGGCGGAGTTGATATTAATACCGGTGATTATGAGGGACTAGAATTAATCAATCAAATTTTTCCTTACTTTAGATTAGTACCAGGTTTAATATTAGCGCCGAAGTGGAGTTGTAACTCAGAAGTTGCTGCTGTCATGGTTGCAAAAGCTAGTAATATCAACGGACATTTTAAATGCATTGCCTTGACAGACATACCTACTGAAACGATTACAAAATATGCTGATGCACCAAATTGGAAAAATCAAAATAACTATATGAGTGCAAGACAAGTTGTATGTTGGCCGAAAATTAATTTAGGGGATAAACAATATCATTTAAGTACGCAACTAGCAGGGGTTATTTGTAAAACTGATGCTGATAATGAGGATGTACCATATGTAAGCCCGTCTAATAAGTCTTTGCAAATCGACAGTGCTGTATTAGCAAATGGTAAAGATATAATGCTTGGAACTGATATAGCAGCATATCTTAATGGGCAAGGAATTATAACTGCAATTAATTTTATTGGTGGTTGGAAGGTATGGGGTAATAGAACCGGTGTATATCCAAGTGTAACTGATCCTAAGGATGCATTTATTCCAATTCGAAGAATGTTTGATTGGATTAATAATACTTTGATAACAACCTATTGGCAAAAAGTTGACTTTCCAATTAATAAAAGATTGGTAGAAACGATTGTTGATAGTGCCAATCTTTGGTTAAATGCGCTAACAGCGAGACAATTTATATTAGGTGGTCGAGTGGAGTTTCGTGCTGATGAAAACCCTAATATAAATTTGATGGACGGAATTATAAAATTCCATGTATATATTACGCCACCAAGTCCAGCAAGAGAAATTGATTTTATTTTAGAGTATGATCCAAAATATTTAGAAACTTTATTTGCGTAAGAAAGGAGCGGTGAAAAATGAATCAAGTACCTGAAAAGTTAATTAATTTTAGGGTTTATGAAAATGGCGTTGATTTGTTGGGATTAGCTGATGTTCAATTACCTAGCCTTGAATATATGTCTGAAACAGTAAAAGGTGCAGGCGTTGCCGGTGAGGTAGACAGCTTAACAATCGGCCATTTCTCCAAGATGACAGTTCAATTAAATTGGCGCCAGATAACAAAGCCGTTGATTGGCTTAGCTAAGCCTGTTGCTCACCAACTCGATATAAGAGGTGCGCAACAAGTATATAACGCCAGTACCGGTGAATATAAAGTTGTTCCTATAAAAGTAGTAGTTAAGGCAACACCGAAAAAAGTAGAATTGGGTAAATTAAATGTAGGAGCAACAACAGATTCTTCAACTGAAATGGAAGTTGTTTATATTAAAATATCTATTGATAATATTAATGTTTTAGAAATAGATAAATTTAATTACATTTGCAACATAAACGGTAGTGATAGTTTAGAAGCGGTTAGGTTAGCTTTAGGATTAATATAAAAAAAATAGCCTGCTTTTTTAAGCGGGCTATTTTAATCTTCTAACAATTCGTCTGAGTGTAAAAAATGAAGGTCCTCTTTTAGTTGATGATGGGTTGCTTTCTACATTAGCTTCAGTATCTTCATTAGAAGAATAGTTAAAGCCGTAAAAAAGAATGGCAGAGATTATTGTTATTATCCAAAAGCCAATATCCCCTAACAAAGGCTTAAAAAAAGAGCCTATTACTCCACCGAAGAATATTGAAAATGGTACTAGCATTATATTAAGAAAAATGTTCATAAATAACACCTCTTTCTAGTGAAATTGTACAACAAAAGTAAAAATATAACAATAAGGGAGAATTAAAATGATTAAAAAGATTAGTTTAAAAAATGAAGTTGATATCAATGGGCAAAAAGTTAATGAATTAAATTTAAATTTTGATAATTTAACCGGTAATGATTTGTTAGTAGCTGAAGAAACAGCTCGTACTTTGGGCGACAAAACTCCGGCGATTTGCTATTCAATGCGATATCAAGCTATTATTGGCGCTAAAGCTGCCAATGTGGCAATTGATGATATCCAAATGCTTAAAGGCAATGACTATTTATCCGTTATTGCTGAGGTGAATAATTTTTTGTTCGGTTAAATTTGGGCAAAAATATATTAGAAGAAATCAGAAATCGAGTTGTTTTTTTATCTATAACCACCAAAACTCCGCTAGATTTTTTTCTTGGGAGATCACTAAAAGACTTAGATAAGTGGATTGAAAGTGCTATTTTTGTAAGAAGGGAGATGAAAAATTAATGGGTAGAACTTTTGAATGTAGTTTTAATATCTATGGAAATTTAGACGGAAAGTTTAAAAATGCTTTTTCTTCGGCAGGAAGTACTATTTCAGGATTGCAAACCAATATCAAAACATTGAAAGATAACATTAAACTTCTTGATAACTCATATAAAAATGGCACAATTAATATAAATTCATATAAGAATGCGCATAGTAAAATGACAGCAACATTAGATAATACCATTGCAAAACAAGAAAAATTAGCAAGAGCAATGAAAAATTATAATGATGTAAAAAGTAAGAAACAAGAAATGCGAGCTGGCATAATGGATGCAGCTGAATCGGCAATTGTTTTGGGTGCTCCGGTTAAAATGGCAATGGACATGGAATCAGCAATGGCTGATGTTCGTAAAGTAGTTGATTTTGATACACCGCAGCAATTTAAAGAAATGCAGGTTGATATAGTAAATTTATCTAAGTCCATACCGATGGCAGCTAGCGAGCTAGCTAAAATTGTAGCAGCAGGTGGACAATCTGGTATAGCAAAAGAAGATTTAACCAGCTTTGCTGAAAGTGCGGCAAAGATGGGAGTTGCTTTTGATATAACTGCTGATGAAGCCGGAGAAATGATGGCTAAATGGCGAACTGCTTTTAAAATGAATCAAGTTGAGGTTGTTGATTTAGCCGATAAGATTAACTATCTAGGCAATAATACGGCGGCAAGTGCACCTAAAATATCAGATGTAGTAAGAAGAATTGGTCCTCTAGGTGAAATTGGTGGCGTTGCAAGTGGTGAGATTGCTGCTCTTGGGGCAAGTATGGTTGGTGCCGGTATAGAATCAGAAGTTGCAGCAACCGGCATTAAAAATCTAATACTTGGTATGGTTGCTGGTGAGGGTGCGACAAAAAGTCAAGCCGGAGCGTTTGCTCAATTAGGTCTAGATGCTACTGACATGGCCAAAAGAATGCAAACAGATGCTAAAGGCGCTATTGTAGAAGTTTTAAGTAAAATACAGGCACTTGATAAATATCAACAAGCAAGTGTATTAAAAGAATTATTTGGTTCGGAATCACTTTCAGCGATAGCTCCATTACTGGGGAATTTAGATAATTTGCAAAAAAATATGGGGTTAGTTGGTGATAAAAGCAAATACACAGGTAGTATGCAAGCTGAATTTGCAGCAAGAATTGAAACTACGGAAGCTAAATTGACATTGGCTAAGAATTCGGCCGAAGCTGCAGCAATGGCACTAGGAAACAACTTATTGCCTGCTGTACAAAGTTTAGCGGGTTGGTTTGCAAAAGGCGCGGATGCAGTGACATACTTTACTCAAGAATACCCAACCTTGACTAGCTATATAACATATGGAACAGCTGCAATTTTAGGTGCAAATATTGCAGTATATGCTTTTAAGTATGCCTGGCTAGCACTTAAAACTCCCTTTAGTGCAACTAATGCAGCTTTAACCTTAATGAAAACAAACCTAACAGCAACTACTATTCAAACAGGAATGGCAACTATGAAAACAACAGCTTTTTCAGCTGCTCAAAGAATTGCTACCTTTGCGCAATGGGCTTGGAATGCAGCAGCTAGTGCTAATCCCGTAGGACTATTAATAGCGGGATTGGTAGCTTTAGTAGGGATTGGATATGTAGTTTATCAGAACTTTGATAAAATAAAAGGTTTTTGTGAAAAAATGTGGGATAGTCCGGCCGCTAAGTTGCTGTTTTTTATTGGTGGTCCAATAGGTTGGTTGATTGGTGCCGGTGTAGGTATAATTGCCAATTGGGATTATGTGAAAGCATGGTTTGTTACTTTGTGGGAAAATCCAAGCTTAGCGATAGATCAGTTTTGTACTTATACCAAAAATCAGTTTGGAGTAATATTCACTTGGCTAGAAGAAAAGTGGAACTGGATTAAAAATATTTTCAGTACTCCGATTGAAGCTAATGTTCAAGCTAGTGCTAGCGCTAATTCGATGTATCAAAGATTTAGTTATGCAAATGTTGCAGCCAATGCCAATGGGGGTATATATGGCAAAGGAGCCTTCTTAACAACTTTTGCTGAAGAAAGTGCTGAAGCGGCAATACCATTAGATGGTTCACCAAGAGCAATTGGTCTTTGGCAACAAGCTGGACAAGCTTTAGGTATGAATACAGGTGGAAGTAGCGCTGTGTTTAGTCCTAATATAACAATTACCGGTAATGCTGATAATGAAACTATTAGTAGCTTAAAACAAATGCTTTCGGAATCAATGAATGAATTTGAAAGAAAATTTAACGCAATGCAAAATCAAAGAGGGCGTGTTAGTTATGGCTAATATATATACTACGAAAAGTGGCGATATGTGGGATATGATTGCACTTAAAACTTTAGGTAATGAAATGTATATGAGTGAATTGATTGAAAATAATTATAAATATCGAAACGTAATGATATTTGAGGCAGGAATTAAGTTGAATATTCCAACAATACCAACACCGAAAGCAAGAAATTTACCACCATGGAAGAGATGATTAAATGGAAGATTTAGCAAGAAGGGCAAGAATAAAAATTTTATATGATAACAAGGATATATCGAAAGATTTGGCGCAATATCTTAAAAGTTTTAGTTATAATGATGTTATTTCAGGGCAGGCTGACGATTTATCAATTACTTTAGAAGATAGAACTGGACTATGGAAAAATGACTGGCTACCTGAAAAAGGAGCAACTTTGGTAGTTAGCATAATAACTCAAGCGTGGTGGAAAGATACTTTTTCAGAAGAAGAATTACCTCTAGGGATATTTGAAATAGATGAAATAGAAGTAGGTGGACCACCGGAAGAAGTTAAAATAAAAGCTGTTTCAGTGCCTAATAATACCTCATTAAGAGGTGTGGATAGGACTAGAGCATGGGAAAAGACTAAGTTATCTGTTATTGCAAATGATATTGCAAAAGAAGCAGGACTTAGTCTTTTTTATGATACTTATACTGATCCAATATTAGCTAGATCAGAGCAAACTGAACAATCTGATTTATCATTTTTAATGAAGCTATGTAATGATGCAGGGCTTGCTTTAAAAATAACTGATAATAAAATAGTTATTTTTGATGAAGAAAAGTATGAAAAAAATGATATTGTAATGACTGTTACTAAAGGTTCTGACTTAATAAAATCATATAATTTTAAATCTTCTACAAGGGAGATTTATTCAGCTTGCCATGTTAAATATCAAAACAGTGATACTAAAAATAATATTGAGTATACTTTTGCTCTAAATAATAAACAGGGAAAGACTTTAATGATTAATCAAGAGGTTAAGACAGTAGCCGAAGCTGAAAGTTTGGCAAAGAAAAAGTTGAGAGAAAAAAACAAGGAAGAGCTAACGGCTAGCTTTAGCTTAGTTGGTACTTTTTTATTGGTGGCTGGAGTAACAATAAATATTGTTGGGTTTGGTAAATTCGACGGCAAATATATTGTGAGTAAGGCCTCTCATGAAGTCGGTGGCGGGTATAGCGTTAATATTGATTTAAGAAGGTGCTTAGATGGATATTAGGAACATAGTGAGGATAGGGATAATTTCTACAGTAAATATAGAAACTTGTTCAGCGAGAGTTACTTTTTTAGACAAGCAAGATACTGTATCAGCAGATTTACCAGTGCTAAATAGAGGTAGTATGATTGTAAAAGATTATTGGCTACCAGATATTGGGGAACAGGTGTTATGTTTGTTTTTAGGTAACGGGAAAAATCAAGGTTTTATTTTAGGTAGCTTTTTTTCTAGTGTAGATAAACCAAGTTCAAGCGGTATGGGAAAACGAATTGTAGATTTTGGAGATGGTAGCGTAGTTGAATATGAAAAAGGAAGCATAACTATTAATTCTTCAAAAGCTGTTAATATAGTAGCGCCGACTGGTGATATTGTGGTAAATGGTATTAGCTTGGTTAATCATATTCATCCTGAATCAATCGGAAGCGTTACGGGTAAACCACAGTAAGGAGTTTTGTTTATGGTAATAGGGAGTTTAGGCGATGTTGTTTTTGAAGTATCTAGTGAAACTGTAAAAAGTTTTGATAATTATAAAAGAGTAAATAGTTCAAGGTGGGCTAATCATGATATTATTGGCAAAAAAACTGTGAAAGAATACTTAGGGCCGGGGTTAATTGAAGTTGGTTTTAGTATTAAGCTTAGTGTCTTTTTAGGTGTTAGTCCTGAAAAAGAGTTGGATGCATTAAGGGGTTATTGTGAAAATGGTAAAATTGTTAAATTTATTATAAATAATAAGCCTGTAATTGATAATAGGTGGGTTATTGAGTCTCTTAATGAAAATGTTTTATCTTGGGATAATAAAGGAAATATGTTAGTCGTTGATGTAGAGGTGGCTTTAAAAGAATATCCTGAAAGTGGTGATAAGAATGGAGTTTGATATTACTGCTAAATTAGGAAAAGTTAATTTCTGTCCTGTAAATGAAATTGAAGAAATAATACAAAATGTTAAAACAGTATTAACTACAATTAAAGGAGCTGTTGTACTAGATAGAAATTTTGGGATTAATGCTGATATTCTTGACTTGCCGATACCGGTTATGCAGGCAAAACTGTCTGTTGAAATAATTGAAAGTATTGAAAAATATGAGCCTAGAGTAAAGGTTGTAAAAGTTATCTATGACGGAGACGGAAAAGAAGGTGTTATATATCCGAAAGTGAGAGTGAAGTTAAATGGGACTTAATGTATTACCTGATGTAGTTTTTGCCGAGAAAAATGCTGAAGATATTGAAAAATCAATAGTTACCATGTACGAAGCCTTGAGCGGTAGAAGTTTGGCTAAAGGTGATCCTGTTAGGATATTTTTAGAAAGTATATCAGCCATAATAATTCAACAGAGGATTATTATCGATTATTCAGCAAAACAAAATTTATTAGCATTTGCTGAAGGTGATTACTTAGACCACTTGGGTGTTTTGGTGGGGACAACAAGATTACCGGCAACTGCTGCAACGACAACCTTACAAATAACATTATCCGATATCAGAAACCAAAATATTATAGTACCAAAAGGGACAAGAGTTACTGCCGGTGATAAAGTGTTTTTTTCGACTATAAAAGAAATATTAATAGTGCCAGGACAGTTAACAGCAGAGGTTGGTGCTTTATGTACAGAGTTAGGGCCAAGCGGTAATGGGTATTTACCAGGACAGATAAATAAAATGGTTGATGTTGTGCCTTTTGTAAAAAGTATAGTAAATATCACTAAAAGCGAAATAGGCAGCAATGCTGAAAATGATGATTCTTTTAGGGAAAGAATTCATCAGGCACCAGAAATGTTTAGCTGTGCAGGACCTGATGGTGCTTATAAATATTGGGCTAAAACTGCAAGCTCATTAGTTGCTGATGTTGAGGTTACCTCACCAACCCCGGGTAGTGTATATTTGATAACACTATTAAAAGATGGGGTAGTTCCTGGTGAAGAAATGTTAAACCGAGTTCGAGAAGTATGTAATAATAAAAAAATAAGACCTCTTACTGATAATCTAACCGTTATAGCACCAACCATTGTTAAGTTTGATTTGAATGTTGAATATTTTATAACAACAGAAAATCAAATAAACTCTCAGTTAATTAGGGATAAAGTTGATAGTGCCGTTAGTGAATATGTGTTGTGGCAAAAAAGTAAATTAGGAAGAAGTATTAATCCGTCAGAGCTGATTGCTAGGATGGTAAATGCCGGAGCAAAAAGAGTTAATGTAATAAGTCCTAATTATATATCCGTTGAAAAGACACAGGTGGCGATTGTAGATAAAATATCAATTAACTTTGGTGGTGTTGAGGATGGATATTAATCATATAAGTTTGATGGATTTATTGCCGGTTAATTTAAAAGAAGATTCGGAAGTTGTTAATGCAGCTAAAGCGTTAGATGATGAAATTAATTTAGTAACGAAAGCAACCTCAGAACTTATTTTATTTGCTAATTTAGATAACTTACCGGAGAAGGTAATAGACTTATTAGCATGGCAATTACACGTTGACTTTTGGGATAATGATTTTGATATAAAAATAAAACGAGAAATGGTTAAAAATAGTATAAGTTGGCATAAACGCAAGGGAACACCTAGCGTAGTTGAAGAAGTTATTAGCGAATTTTTAGACAATGCTATTGTACGCGAATGGTTTATGTATGGTGGCGATCCGTACACTTTCCGGATAGAAACAAGTGGATTAAATGATAGTAAAAACACTATGAACCAACTGGTTACAGCTGTTAATTCGGTTAAAAACGCAAGATCTCATTTGGTTGGTGTAACTATAAATATGAGCCAGGATGTTGATTCAGCGATGATGAAGTTAATGGCAGGAACCCTACAATCTCGAATAGGGCGAAAAAGAATAAACTTGCCGTCGGTGACTAATATGAACGTAATGATGAGTACTGGTGTAGCGTATGCGCGGGCTGGTAAATATA